CCTCCTGTTGATTATTATATTACTCATAAGGCGGATGGTGAAAGAGCCTGCTTATATATCTCAGAGATAAGTTATTTAATTACATCTGAATCTACAAAGATTGTTCCTATCACTGCTAACAAGGTAAGTATTTTCGATTGTGAACTTGTGGACGATACAATTTTGATGTTTGATTGCCTTCAATATGAAGATACTTCAATGATTAAAGAGTCATTGCCTAGGAGATATGAAATGATAAATAAATTTTATGAAGATCACAAAAATGAAAAATCTTTGAAAGTAAAAAAATATTTTCCAATAACGAAAGAATTAGAAAAAAGTTTCAGATTGATTGATGATTATAAATTTGAGTATCCTGAAGATGGTTATATTTTATCTTCAACCAATGCTGGATATTATAAGACCAAAAGTTATAAAATCAAACAGCATAATACGATTGACTTCTTAGCAATTATGGTAGATGAATCATATCCATTTCCTAATAAGCCCAATATGCGACTATATGTCCTATTTAATGGGATTAATAGACACTTGTTGAATAAGATTAGACTTAAATTCGTAAAAGGATATGGAAAATTATTTAGAGATTATAAGTTTACTGATTATTTGCCTATTCAATTTTCACCTGCTGATAAAGCAGATGCTTATCTATGGTATGTTGATAAAAAATTATCAGAAACACTTGATAAGTATCACGGAATGTATTCATTGCCTTCTAAGAAAAATTGGTTAATTGTCGAATTAGAACCTATATTCAAAGATGGTATTTTTCAAGATTGGGTATTTCATAAGGTTAGAGAAGATAGAGTGAATGAGCCTAATTATTTTGGAAATGACTTTATTCAAACTGCAGAGGTAAATTGGATTGCTAGTCAGACTCCACTTAAAATAAGAGAAATGCATAAACCTGCAGATGCTTATTTTGCTGTAGAAAAATCACCTATATATTTCGCTCAAACTGCTTCATTATCATACACTAAATCACATATTATATCAAAGGTCGCTAAATTAGCACCTAATCTATTTGTTCTTGATTTAGCGGCAGGTAAAGGACAAGATCTAGGAAGATACTTAGACGCAAATTATGAGCGCGGTGTATTCGTAGATATAGATAGAATCGCTATTGCATCACTTTTGTCTAAGCGATATGAAATGATTAAGACTAGTAAATATTATAGAGAAAAAAAATTTAATGTTCGAGTGGGTGTATTAAATCTGAATGATCCTGCTGATGACAATTATGAAAAATTAAAGATTCTATTTGATGATGAGAAACCTGCCTTTATTAATTGTAATTTAGCAATTCATTATATGCTAAGCAATGTTGATAGTCTGCTAAATATTATCAAATTAATAACCATGTCAATTGAAAAAGGTGGATATTTTGCATACACCACCTTTAATGGAAAGAAAGTATTTGATCTACTAAATGAAAATAATGGAGAATGGATCTGCTATCATGGTGAAGTGGTTAAATTTAGATTAAAGGCCAATTATAAAGCAGATATATTTACAGGCTTTAATCAAACAATTTCAGTTAAATTACCTTTCTCAGGTGATGAAATGTATGAAGAACCTTTAGTAAGTATTGAGAATATAAATGAGGCATTTACTAAATCTGGATTCAAAGTGATAGAAACTGGGAGTATATTAAGCATTGTTGAATCAGAAATGAGAAACGAGGCCAAAAATCTATATAACAAACTGGATGAAAATGATAAAAAATATTTAGATTTATATCATTTTACATTGCTTAGATATATTTAAAACTAATCTTAATTTTTTCTAATTACTCCTTTTTTCCTACATTTTGTATATATAAATTCATTAAAGTCTCGATAATCTATTAGCCTTTCGGCAATCTGAATAAATTTTTCTTTATTGTTCGTGATATTATATAACTTTAACATCATCATATATGAAGGTTCATTTTTTAATATCTTGATTATTATTTCTTCAAATTCTTTTGTACACTCTCCTAGCAAAATAGATTCTAACTCGGTATCATAAATTAAATGATCAGCCAGTTTGGATTGTGCAGGAATAATACTTAGCAAAGTTATATCAGTAGTATGTTCATCTATCATTTTCTGCATTACATGGTCAGCCAACTTATGAAATTTAGGGAACATTAAATAGTGCTTCAAATTATTTTTAGTACATTCCTCAGGATAATTAGAAAGTTCATTTATTGATTTAGGAATATCCATTTTTTCTAACATGTTTTAAATCAAAAAAATAATTATTCAACTAAGAAATATTTTTCTGTATCGACTTTTAAAATACATGATGGATGTAAATTGATAATTTTATTAGGAGCATATAATTTATAAAATTCTATAAAATCATCCTTCGATTGGATAGGGATATAATCATAGCCAGTTTGAATAGATTTATTTAGACTATCCAAATTTAAACCATGATTCAGATATAACTTATATACGCCATCATAGACTAATATACTTTGACTGACCATTTTACATGTATCTAATAATAAATCAGCATTTGAATTTTTTCTATCTAAATATGTATCTATATCATGATTATCTAAATCATTTATTACATCTTCAATGGATCTAATATTAAATAACTCATCAGAGGTGATCTTAATTAACTTAATATTATCGATCACTTCTTCAATAGAGGTTGCCCTTTGAATCTGATGATCCTTAATAAATTCTGCATTAATAAAATTTCCTATATTAGATAATTCTATTTTACTATCCGCTGGATATTGAACTAGGTATGTAAAATTATTTCCATCTATAATTCTAAATCCACAATTAATAGGATTTCTACTAGACTTAGTCAATATAATTCCCCTGAATGAAATTTTATATGAACCTAATCTTTGCTTTTGAAGCCAAAGAGGTGAAAAACTACACTTTTCTATATAGTCAATCATGTGCATTGAGCCCATACTTTTATTACATGTAGAGCATATCGGTTTTAAATTGTCCAGTGAATTAGAGCCGCCTTCAGCAACAGCCTGTATATGACCGCATTCATAGGTGAATGGAGTTATTATTGATCCACATCCAACAAAACATTCATGTTCAAAACATGATCCACAATTTTGCATCCAACACGCATTGCGAATAGTCTTTGTTAAATTAGTACGGCTCATTATTTATTAGATTAAGTAATTTAAAATCAAAAAAAATTTCATTAACTTATGAATTTTTGAATGCACTTTTCTTAGTTTGTTGATAATAATTTTTTACTTTAAAATCCATCTGATTGAAACTTTCAAAATACTCTTCAAATGCTTCTATATATGGTTTGATTACCTCTGGAACAGTTTTATATAAAACGATATCAGGAAGGTAAAGGGCTAAAACATTTTCATCTTCAAATTTATATTGCATTACATTTCTATGAAAATCAGTTAAATATCCAATTAATTCATTTAGACAGTATTCTTTTCCATCAATTATAAAGAATATATCAACTTTGACATAACTTCTAAATGCTTGAGGCAGTGATAATCCAAGCGGTAAATCATTAATCATAATATCTGATAATTGATTAAGCAATCCATCATTTTTCATATTTAATCCTGGGATATAATAACGACCTAAATTTTTTTCATTCACTGGATCATATTTACATAGAAACTTGGTAGCAATATGCTCATCTTCAATAAGTATATCAAATCCTTTTAATTTGGTATAAATTAATTCAAGCATAATTTATTTTCGTAATTTATATTTAAATCATATTAATCATATTTTAAAATGAGTATTACAATAGTCGAACAATTCATTCATGATAAAAAGTCATTAACTGATAAAGGCATTTCATCCCGCGCAATAGGTGTTAAAATAACTGCAGATAAAAAAATCAGTAAATTATTTGAAGAATTTGCATATTCACATGTAATCAGACATGAACAGAGAATAGGGCGCAGAGTAAAGCAACTTTATTTAAATCCGATTTACAAAAAGGATAATTATTATATTATGCCTTATTACCTTCATAGTAGTATTTTTAAATTCGCTACTCAGTACAAGATAAAAATTAAATTTATAAAAAAAGAAAAATCTTTTACAGAATATGATTATGATTTTTATACAGACATTTGGCCTAGTAAATTGGCATTGATTGATGAAGTTTTTAATGAAATAATTGATAATGGAGGTGCAACGTTATTGCTTAACACAGGTGAAGGTAAAACAGTAATTTTATCAAAATTGATTCAAATGATAGGGTCATCTAAGGTAATGATATTTACAGTAAATAAAGAATTACAAAAACAAATGCATAATGATATAAAGAAACATTTAGGTGATATAGATATTATGTATATCGGAGGGCATGCAACGAAAGAAGATAAAACAAGATTAGAAGAAGATAATTTTCCACCTATTACGATTGCAATTTCTAAATCGGCAACGGCAATGACTGAAGGTAATCCAACTGTCTGGGATAAATTCGATTTTGCTATTTTTGATGAGTGTCATAGATATTGTGCTCCAGGTACTAAAAAAATCATGGTTAATTGTTCTACTAAATATAAACTAGCGCTTTCTGCCACTGTTGATCATACTTGGAATTGGCCATTGATTGTATATAGTTGTGGAAATTTAATCAATGGGAATGAAGTGCTTGATGAAAGTGGTCATAAGCGGGTTAACATTCCAGGTAGAGTAGAAATAATTAAATATCACGGGCCTGCTGAATATACTCGAAAATTAACAAATAAATTTGGTGATACTCAGGTTTGTAAAATGGTAGAACAATTTGCAGAAGATCCATGGAGATGTCAATTGATTATAAATGAAATTTCTAAATTAGTTGACACCCATACAATCATGGTTATTACATTTTCAAATTGTATGATAGAAAAACTTAGAGAAATGACAGAAGCGGCTTTACCTGGAATAATTTTGGGAACAGTGAATCAATTAACGAGTGATGAAGATAAAGAGCATGCAAAAGAAAATGCTCAAATTATATTTACTACCTATATGAGTGGATCTATGGGGTTGAACATTCCTCGTATAACAGCAATGGTGTTTGCTTCATCTTTTGTGAAAAACGGGATTCAGATAACTGGAAGGGCATTACGTAAGGATTACATGCCCGATAAGGAAAGGGTATTCATAGATATTGTTGATTATGAAGCGGCTAATTATAGTCATCAAATGCCAAAGCGGATTAAAGTATGGAAAGAACGAGGATTCAAAATTGATAAAAAAGATATTAACTGGAATGAAATTAAAATTTAAGGCCAAATATATGTTTCGGGAATTTGGTTATTTAAATGCCATATTTTTTTCCCATTATTGGAGATGAATATTTTTAGTGGACCTGAAGAAAGAAGTCTACCGGTACATTTACCTCCTGCTATGGTGATTTCGATATTATAGAAAATAATTACCTTATCATGATCATCAAAAATTTCTACACTCCTAGATTTTTCTTCAATTTGGGCATCTCTTAATTTTTCAGATAATTCTTGAATTTCTTCATAACAATTTTTAATTGACTCAACTGAAATATAAAATTTTAATAACGAAAGAAAATCATCTATTGGAGAATTTTTGGTAGGACTGGCTCTAGTCCAATTGAGATACATAATCCCGGCTACTATTAAAACTTCAACAAGCATTGATTTAATTCTAGATTATAAATTCATTATTAAAAAATTTATTCTTTCAATCCATATCTATCTAGTTTATCAGAAATTATATTTCTATTTGATAAAGTTTTTTCAAGTTCTTCAAATTGAATTTTTTTTTCATCTAGAAATTTTATAGTTGCATCGATTCCAGTTTGTTTTAACAAATCTAATTGATCATTAGATAGGCTGAAGTCAGTTGCCTTAACCCCGTTTATATGAATCATCACGCTGCGATTTGTATAATCAAAAACATCATATCCATCATCTATGTAATTAACCATGATATCTATTAGGCCTATTACAACTTTGAATATATTTGGCATGAATCTAGATAAATTATTATCAGACGTTTCGCAATTACGCGTTATTAATCTAAATCCAATCGTCGATTCGTTAGCCATGCACATCAATTCAGAATTATATTCATATGAATCAGGATTGTCAAATACCCAGATAGGATAATTAGCCAGTGGACCGCCATCCATATATCTACGCCCATTATAATAGACCATTTCATAATAAACTGGTAATGCAGTGCTTGCTCTGACTGCTATCCAGATTGGCATATCTGGTGAAGTTTTATGACTGAAATATGAAACAGTCTGGCTATCAAAATCAACTGCAGTAATTACTAATTCAATTTTGGTTAATTCAAATAATTCTGCAAACGTAGTTGATTCACTTCCTGTTTTATACTTGATCTTTGCCTTGATCCATTTTTCTAATCGAGCCCCACTCTGAATACCTGTATAAAAGAATAATTTGAATATGTGTTTGGTTATTAGATTAGTGTCAATAAAATTATTAAAATCTAATTTAGATATTATTTTCTCAATCTGTTTTGGTTTGTATTTAAGTGCAATTAGCAATGCTGCTATTGATCCTGCACTTGTTCCTGCTACTTTCTTTATATTATTTAGTATTTTGTAATTTTTTAACACGGTGGGAATGCCAGCATACGCAACACCCTTTATCCCGCCTCCACTGAATACCAAATTTTCAAACTTAGAACCCAGTGGCATCTATTTTAATTTGTAATAATTTTATTTCTTTTTAAAAAAATGGATTTAATTAAAAATACCTTTATATATTATGGTATATCAATTCTTGAATATCTAGGTCGTTTTGAGAAAAATACCTATATCAAATATGTACCTTATCGATCTATAACATTTAAAGCCTTGATTCCTGTTAGAAAAATCGCTGATGACCTAGATAATTTAGTCGATGATAATGTGGATTATACATACATTGAAGGAAATATAACCACTGCATGCTGTCTATATTGGTTTTTCAATGGAACATATACATTCGATGAAGAATCTATAAAGAGATTTGCAGAAGAAAATGAACTAGATATAGAAAAAGTTCGAGATGAATTAAATTTGATTATCATTGATGATCTTGAATATACATTGATATCAGATAATGAAGAAGAATATTTTTATGAACAACTCATTGATCATAGCCACTGATGGATCATGCTACAATAAGATTAAAGTAGGTGGATCGGGTGCAGTGATATATAATAATGGATCTATTGTAAGGCGGCTGAGTGAGCAAACCCCTGATAAAAACTTCGAAACAGGTGAAAAAGAATCACCTACTAATAATCGAGCAGAATTATATGCCATTTACATTGGATTAATGGAAGCCCAAACATTCATTGATAATCGAGATGACATTTGGATTATTACTGACTCTGAATACTCAATGAATTTAATAACTAAATATTGTAAGAATAAAACGATTGAAGAAATAAAAAATAAATATAAGAATTCTGACTTGATAATACTATTAAAAAATTTGATAGAATCTATTAAAAGTCAAGGTAAAAATATTAAAATGATTCATATCAATTCACATCTCTCAAATAAAAAAAAGTCTCAATTATCTGAATTAAAACAATTTATCGTTAATCTCAATGAAATAGCAGATGAATTATCTGATTATAAAAAATTTATATAAACTAAAAATTTGATTTTTTTGGTCTCTAAAACTATAATTGATTTCAAAGTCAATATCTTCTTCTCCTATGGCTGCTTCTTCTTTCTCTCTTAGTAATTCAACTGATAATTATTCATTCGGTAATGATATATTACACGAAGGTCAATCCTCAGACTACGTACCAGGAGGAGAAAATATTAATTACAGCAATGTATTTGATATTTAAATGAAAAACAACCAACCTGCTTCACTGTTTACCACTTCACAACCCACTCTTTTAAAAATAATTAATTTATTTTTTTCTATTGAGTTTAATAATTAATTCAAAATGGATATTATTTACATCAAGAAACTATTAAATTCATTAAGTGAAAGTCCTTTTGAATTTGTAAGTGTAAAGTTATTAAAACATGTATTGACCAAATATGAATCAGGAATTATTAATCCCCATCGAATTTTAGATAAGAGACTTATGCTTCATTGTGATAGATATGAAACATCTGATAACAGATATTATAGGAACATGCTAGAATTGATGGTTAATGGAAGAGGGGTTTTAACTATTCAAAATCAGAATAAAGAAAAATCAGAATATTATAACCGGACTGCGAAGTTTATTTGGATATTGGAGCAGATATATAAACATCAACTACCTCAAGATGCTGGTAGAATAAAAATACTTTTAATATCGATTGTGAAATTAATAGAAAGATTTGAATCCATAAGTGTTGATTTAACAATTAATGATCATTTAATTATGTATCTATATAAATATATTCATGTTTTATTTATTGATGACTCATTATTAAAAGAAGCC